CCGGCACGGGAGTGACCGGAGAGCGGGGGCCCCTTTGTGTCGCCGAGCCCGGAACGCCCGAACCGGGTGCCCTCGGCGACAGATGGTGGGTCAGGCCTCGTGTCGACCGTCCGGCGCGGTGTTGCGCGCGGCGTACACACCGACCGTGGCCGCGGCGGCCAGTGCGACGGCCACCCATTCCGAGGTGGTCACCGCGCCGCCGCCGTCCGAGGTGGGCGAGAGGGCGTAGCCGAGCTGGGCCAGCGCGGCCACGCCGGCAACGAGTGCCTTGCGTGCGTAGGCGGTCCACTGTGCAGCGGTCATGGCGGGGGTGTCCCTTCCGGGGGCTAGTTGAAACTCATTCGGCTGAGCATGCCGACGAGGGTCGCCAGGGCGGTGGCCGTGCCGATTAGCGCGGCCGCGCCCGCCCACAGTTGGCCCGCAGTGAGCCCGACGGGCCGGGCCCGCAGCTCGTCGATGTGCTCCTGGACACGCTTTATGTCCTCGGTGTGGCGCCGGGCCAGCGCCTCGATCTCGCGATCACGGGCGTTCGACTGTGCGGCGAGCGCATCGACCCGCTCCGCAGTGCGGCCGACGTCCACCCGCACGTCGCCGAGCAGCTCTAGCGCGCGGTCGAGCTTGTCGTCGGCCGTGGTCACAGAGAGCCCTCCCGCGGTCTTCGGAGTGGCCGCGCGGCGGCCGGCGATCGTGTGGACGTTGGCGGTCACCGGAGAGGGCGCGGTCACGGCTGGCCGTCCCATCCGAGGCCCATGGCGGCCGCGGTGAGTGGGCCGACCCTGCCATCGACGTCGAGGTGGTGGGTGCGCTGGAACCGCTCCACGGCGGCTTTCGTGTCAGTCCAGTACCGGCCATCGACGTCGTGGCCGGGCATCCCGGCGGCCGCCTGGATGGCGCGCACGTCGGCGCCGGTCATCATGGGGAGCCGCTTGCGGAGCACTCGGTGTAGAACGACCGGGGTGGCGACGGGGGCGCCCTCGACCGGCGCGAGCACCGCCCGGACCCGGGGCACCACGATGTCGCGGAGCTGGCGGATGCGCACCGGCCCCGGGCATGGCCGCCCGTCGGGCGCCCATGCATCGAACTGCGCGTGATACCCGATGCCGCGCTCGCCGGGCCCGGCGACGATCCGGGCCGGGGCGCCGGTCTGTCGGCACCACCATGCGGTGAGATCGACGAGGGCGGCCAGTTGCTTGTCCGTCCATGGCCGCTCGGGCTTTCCGCCGTCGGCGGTCTCGATCGACGTGGCGTAGGCGTTGCCTGCGTTCTGGGCGTCGGCCTGGCGGTCGAGGGACTGCCACTGCCAGACCGCGCCGTCGAGGTCGCCCGGCTCCCAGGGCCCGCCGACACCGAAGTGTGATTCGGTGCCGTCGTAGCCGCCCTGGCGGAACATGGCGTCAGAGCCCTGCAGGTGGCCCACCATCGTGTGAAAGATCAGCACTCGGGGAGTGCCGATCAGAGGCTCGGTCTGCGTGCCGAGCATTCGGCGCGAGGCGTTCGGGTACCAGAGCTGCACGGTCGTCTACCTTCCGTCAGGTGCCGATCAGGGCACGCATGTCCGTAACCCATTGCGCCGTACCCGATCGCGACGCCTCCCACAGGTACGCGCGCTGCAGCCCGGGGAACTGAGACATGAGCGATTGCATGTTCGAGTAGCACTGTGCGTTGGTCCAGTGCTGGGCATCGCTGGCAATCATCATTCCGACAGAGATCTTGCTCACAGGGATGCCCGCGCTGATCGCCTCTTGAATCCGACCCGCGGCCGCGCCGACGCTCACCACGGCGTCATAGAACTGCTGGCCGTACTCGTCGAGCACGCCCGCCGACTGGCAGGCCACGGCGGCAGGGAGGTACTGAGACACGTTGCCGCCGTTGGGCACGAACGTGATCGCGAACCCTGCACCATAGGCGGCCTTGAGCTGCTGGGACAGGTAGAGAGTGTCCGAGGTGTTCATGGCGGCCGCCTCAATGTCCCAGTCCAGGCCGTCGAGAACGCCGCCCATCTGCGACCTGATGTTCGCCACGCCGGAGAGGAACCCGGCCCGGTTCGAGGGATTGAGGGCACCACCGGAGCCACCGACAGACAGGATGAACCGCACGCCACGGGCCCGCATGACGGCCATCTCGGACAGGAACGAGGACTGGCCCTGCGCCCCCCACCCGACGAGGGAGGGCGGGTCGCCCTGGGCGAACGCGATGCGCACACAGTTCACGCCGGTCGAAATCGAACCGATGTTGGGCCCGTTGACCGACCACATCATTTTGTAGACGGAGACGGTCTTCGGCGGGTACGTCGTCGAGACCCCACCTCCGGTGCCGCCCCCAGTGCCACCGCCGCCCGTGGTGGTGGTGGCCCACAGCCGGCGGTACTCGGTGCCCGCGTTGGGGCACTGGCGGGGGTCGCCGAACTCGGTCCACATGGAGTTGAGAACGTTGGTGTACGGTTCGTTGAAATAGCACTCATAGACCAGCACATCGCTTGCGCCAGTGAAGAACTCATGCATGCGCGTGATGTAGTACGGGTTATCGCCGCCGCCGGTCGAGTAGGTGGCACAGCCCCACTCGGGCACGATCAGGCCCTTGCCGGTCTTGCTGCGTACCCAGTCGAGGGCGTTGCCAATGCCCGCATTGCCCGAGGCCGGCCGCAGGTGATTCTGATAGGTGGCTTCGTTCGTAACCTTCAGGTCGTCGTGGTCGTACGTGTCGATGCCGAGAGAGTCCCAGTAGCTATCGCCAGGGTTGATCGCATCGAAGACCTGCGCGGGCGTAGTTCCGCCCGGAGTCCCGGACACGGGGAATCCCGCAGACCAGTCGATTGAGAACTTGAAAGCCGTTGATACCGAACGGAATAGGTTCACTACCCGGATGAACGCGGCCTTGAATTGCGGGATCGTCGACCACGTGATGCCGTTCGCGAACCAGTTCCCGTTGACCTCGATCCCTACGCGGACATTGGTTTTCGAGGCCCAGCCCTTGCTGTTTAGGTCGTTCGCGATCGCCAGGAATACCGCATCGTTGGCGCCCGAGGTGACGTCGGCCCACTGCCCCGGCCGGTTCGTCGGCAGCAGCGGCAGACCGTAGTTCAGCTTGCCGGCGAACCCTGCGAGCAGGTCGGTAACCCACGTCGAGCCCTGCATCTCGGCCCACGTGGCATAGGCCGGATAGACGGTGGCGAAGTCGTTCGGCGCCCCCCGCCACGTGCCCCACCGGGTCGCCCGGTCGGCGGCCATCGTCGAAGTCCACGAGCCCGAGTGCCACGACTTGCCGGACAGGGGCGTCCCGAACTGCGCCAGCGCCCGTGCGCCCGTCGTGCCGGCGCCGCCACCGCCACCACCCGTGCCGCCGGCGACCGTCGCCCGGATCGAGGCCGTGGCCGACATGCTCGCCGTCGTCGACTGCGGACCCGGCGGCGGGTAGGCGGGCGACAGGTCGAGCACGATCGACGCGCCGCCCGTGGCGTCGTAAATCTCCTGCCAGCCCTGCACGTACACGTCTTTGTAGTCCTCGCCGAAGTGCGAGTGCGGGACCATCAGGCGCAGCCGTTGGGTCGGGAACAGGCCAGACGCGGGCGTGGTCGCGTCGAACAGCTTCGGCACCAGATCGGTGGCCGACTGCTCAAGGTCGATGGTCGCCTGTGTGATCCGCATGCCGAGGCCACCGCGCACGAGCAGCTCGGCGCCGATCGCCTCGGCCGTGTCGCGGTCGGCGACGATCGTCGACACGGTGGCCGTGCGCACTTGGCTGTCGGCGGTCCCGCTGATCTGACTCGCGAGCTCGGCCTGGTCGTCGATGACCGTTGCGCGGCCGCCAGGGAACTCGGTGGTGATGCGGGTCGGCCGGGAGTCGACGGCTCGGCGCAGGCTCGGCGCTCCGCGCAGGTCGCCCTCGGAGTCGACCACGACGAGCTCAGTGCCGGGGTAGCACACGTCCCGCGCGAACAGCCTCGGCTGCCAGTCGCTCGGGTGCACCCAGATGACACCTCGGGCCGAGCGGGCGATCTCCTGCCCGATGTCGAGCGACGTCCGGCCGTGCCAGGAACCCGTGCGGGTCGCATCGGTCGTGGCCGCGCCCACGCTCGCCCGGATGCCGCCCGGCACGATGTGCGACCACGACGCCAGGCGGTTGGCGACGTCTCCTGCCGATGCCGCAATCAGCCCGTTCTCTGCAGGGATCGCGGCCCCTTCGTTGCCGGCCATGCTGATGCCGGCCACCTCCATGCCGGCCACGTCGCTGCCGGCGCCGCCGAACCACAGGATGGTGACCGCGCGCAGGTCGAGCGGGATCGAGCCGAGGAACCCGCCGCCCACCATGCCGCCGCCGTCGTAGTAGACGTCCGTGGTGGTGGGCGCGCTGGTCTTCGTCAGGAACGTCACCCGCACCCAGCGGTTGGACGTGACACCGAACGCCACGGTCCCGAGGAAGGTCGCCGCGGGCAGGGCGTACATGTTGAGGTCGGTCTGCGTGGTGCCGTTCAGTTTGAGCCGCATGATCGCCAGCGGCGTGCCCTCGGACGCATTGAACTGCAGCACGTCCGCCACGTCGTTCGTCGCGCTCACCTGCTGCTCGGCCGGCACCTTCAGCCAGAACTGCAGGCAGCGAATCGGGTTGGGCGTGGTCACCTTGACCACCGCGCCCGAGCCGAGGCTCGACGGCGCGAACGTCACCGACCCCTCGACCGACAGCCCCTCCGCGGTACCCGAGGACAGGGGGCCCGAGAAGTCGGACCACGGCGACACCACGGCGCGCGCCTTCTCCCCCGGAGAGGTGGTCACGTTGTCGAAATAGGACTGCGCCGGGCCGTCGCCGCCGAGCACGATCGAGTCGTACCGGGTGCCGGCCGTGCGGGCCCAGTAGGAAGCGCCGAGCGCCCACGAGGATTGGACGCGGCGTGCCGCGCACAGCCCGAGGGCGTCAACCGCGGTGATCCGCACGATCGACTGGTGCGCCGAGGCGGTCGGAAAGTCGGGCTCGATCGACTTGATATAGCCGCGGAACCGCACCCACGACTGGGGCCCGCGCTCGGCCAGCACGTAGACGGGCCGATCCTCGCGCACGTAGGGGAAGTGCGGGCTATCGGGATTCTCCGGCATGAACTCGCCGTCGATGTTGCGCAGCGCGAACGACAGCACACCGGGGCCCACGTCGTCGAACTCGGTGGGCCGGCCCTGGCGGATCGTCGCGGGCCCATAGATCTCCCGGGTCACCTCATGCCACACGTCGGGAACCCACTGGACGAACACCCGCAGCGCGGTGAACATGCGCGGGATCGCCGTCGCCGACGCCACGATCGAGGCGGCCGACGGGATCGAGGTGTCACCGAAATACTTGGTCCCAGCCGAGGCGCTCACGGCCGCTGTGGACGTCATCGCGACCGCAGCCGCCCGACTGGTCACGGCACCGGCCGTTACCGTCCCAGCGGCAGCCACAGAGCCGCTCGGGCCGGTCTGGCCGTTGGTCACGAGCAGGTCGTCGAAGTCGATCGCGTGAGCCGTGGCCGCGTTGCCACCCACCACCGTGAGGCCGATCGCGCCGGCCGCGGTGACGCCGGTGTCGGTCACGTCGACCTGCCATGTGCTCGGCTCGGTGCCCGACCACACTCGCGCCTTGATCGAGGTGCCGACCGCGCGCAGGCGGAACCCGTAGGACGTGCTCGACGCCGCGGCGAAGCTGATCGACCCGATGGTCGTGGAGGAGAACCCGACCCACCGTTCGAGCAGCAGCGTCCCGCTCTTGTTCAGCAGCAGGTAGTACCCGGTGCCGCTGTCGATCGCCGTGTCGGCGCGCACAGCCACCGCGCCGTAGGGCTCATTGGCGTCCGGCCGCCAGATGCCAGAGATCTCGACGTCGGCGGCCGCGGCCACGTTGAGGCGCCGCGAGATCCGCGAGGCGCCCGAGTAGGCGCCCTGCGCACCGGAGGCGAGGCGGCCGCGGTTGGTCTGAATGGTCGCCGCGGCGCCGGTGCCGGTCTGCCCTGTCACCCACTGCGCCGGCCAGGCGGCGCCGTCCGCCCCGGTCCAGGACTCTGAGGCGATCGTGACCGAGCTGCCGCTCACCGTGGCAGCCGGGGTGAGCGTCGCCGTCGCCGAGACCGTGGCGGCCGCGGAGTCGGCGCCGTCCGTCACGAGCAGGTCATCGAAGTCGATCGCGTGGGCCACCGTGGCGCTGCCGCAGACGACGGTGAACCCAACCGCGCCCGAGCCGGTGACCGCGGTGTTCGTCACGCTCACGTTCCACGACGAGGGCTCGGTACCCGACCACACCCGCGCCTGAATCAGCGACCCGACCGCGCGCAGGCGGAACCCGTAGGTGGTGCCCGAGCTGGCCGTGAAGCTGAATGTGCCCAGGGTGGTCGAGCTGTAGCCCACGATGGCCGCAAGCTCAAGCGTCCCGGACTTGTTCAGCAGTAGGTAGTACCCGTCACCGGTGTCGATCGTGTTGTCGGCGCGCACCGCCACCGCGCCGTAGGGCTCATTGGCGTCCGGGGTCCACGTGCCGGAAACGTCGACATTTGTTGGGGCAGTGATGTTCAGGCGCCGAGAGATCCGCGAAGCGCCGTTGTATGCACCCTGCGTGCCCGAGGCCAACCGGCCCCGGTTGGTCTGAATCGTGGCGGCCGAGCCGGTACCGGTCTGGCCCGTCGTCCACTGCGCCGGCCAGGCCGAGCCGTTCGATCCGGTCCACGACTCAGTAGCCAATGTCGCCATCAGGCACCCACCCTCACGCCGCTGCCGATGCCGTAACCGCGCACCTCGGCACGGTCGAGCGCCTCGCGCACGGTGCGTGCGAGGTAGTCCTCGGAGCCCACGGCCCCGGCGTAGACGTTGACGATGACCGGCCCGCGGCCTGCCAGACCGAGCACGCCGCCGCCACCGCCCGAGGGTGTCAGGGTCAGGTTCGACATGCGCGACTCGACGGCCGCCGCCTGGTCATCCATTCCGAGGCCGAGGCTGCCCATGATGTTTCGGCCTATGGCGCGCATCACCTTCGAGGGTGAGGCGATGCCCATGAGCTGTCGGATCTTCAGCGGGATGCGATTCACGACCGAGGCGGCCGCATCGGTCACCCTGCCCGCCGCGTTGCGCACGCCTTGCGCCAGGCCACTGATGATGTCCGATCCGATGCTCGCCACCTTGCCGACCACGGCCTTGAAAGCGTCGAGGACGCCGTTACCGATCCGCGTGGCAACGGCTTTCAGGGTGCCGACCGCGACCGAGAGCACGCCGGACAGGGCAGCGACCCCAGCCGAGAACAGGCCCTTGATTGCAGTCCAGGCACCCGAGGCGATCTGCTTGATACCGGTCCACATGCGTGACCAGTCGCCGGAGAACAGCCCGGCGAAGACGTTAAGGACACCCGAAACCATCTGCAGCACACCGCGAATGGTCGTCAGTACGCCCGCGAAGATCTTCGAGACGACTGGACCGAGAGTCGAGACCAGGAACGAGACCACGGGAACCATCGCGGAGACGAAAGCGCCGAACGCGGGGAGCACCTGCCCGGTGATGATTGACCAGATCTGGCCGAGCACGGGGCCGACGGCCGCCCAGATCTTCGCGAACGCGCCACTGCAGGTAGAGGCCAGAGAGTTGCCCGCCTCGCCACCCTTGGTGAACCACGCGACCACATTCGCCACACCGGCGCCGATCATGTCGAACACCGGGCCGATGGTCGGGCCCAGCCCGAGCAGCCATCCGGCGAACTTCTCGACGAGCGGAAGCACCTGTCCCGCCAGGCCTTCGGCGAAGTTCGCGGCCATGACCTTGAACTTGTCGATGTTCGAGGTGGCAGCCTCGGCCGCGCCCTTGGCGTTCGACTCAATCCCCTGCAGGATGACCGACTGGGCTTTCGCGAGGTCACCCTGAGCCATCGCCTGCCGGATCGCCGTCTGCTGCTCCTGCGAGAACGACACGCCAGCCTTGGACAGGGCAGTCATGCCCTTGATCGGGTCGTTGAGCGCCTTGCCGATACCGACGATGTTCGACTCCGCGGCGCCGATGCCGATGGCTTCGAGGTCGAAAGCTGCGGTAGTGGCGCGCCGCATCGCCTCTGCGCCAAGCGATCCCGAGCGGAACGCATCGGGGAAGCTGGCGAGCTTGGTCTGCACCTTCTTGATATCGTCATCGTCCTTGCCGATGCTCGCCGACAGTTGGTCGGCGAACTCGGAGGCCGAGCCGAACGCGGCCCGGCCCGTCGGCCCAAGGTTGGCGATCTGGGAGTTGAGTACCCGCGTGACCTGCGCGGCCTCCTGCGCACCGGAGAACGCGCCAGCCACGAGGGATGCGACACCCGAACCGATGGCGGCGCCGGCGCCCAGAAGTGCGCCCCTGCCAACCTCTTTCAACATTCCGGTGATCTTCCCGGAGGCACTGTGTGCGGCGTTGCCTGCCGACTCGAACGCCTTCGACGCCTGGTCTCGGCCGATCAGCAGGAACTCAAGGGTCCGATCAGCCACGGCTACTCGCCTTCCGCTCGATTGCGTCGACCTGCGCGCAGAGCTGCTCGAACTGCCCAACCTCTAGGCGCTCGATCTCCCACGGCTTCACTCCGAAGTGGGCGAGGATCAGGAGCCAGTAACGGTCGCGTCGGCTGTCGAGGGAGTCGCCTCGACGTCCGCGGCCGCGGCGGCCTCGACCACCGGCCCGGCTTCCACGCCGGCCGGCTGAGGGTCCGCGCCCTCGCCGCCCCCCTCCGATGCGTCGCCGCCGTCCGGGTCACCCTCGGGCGCGGTCTTCACTTCCTCGAAGTCGCGCGGCGACATCTGCTGAATGTCGGCCCAGGTGAGCATGATCTGTTCTCTGCGAAGGGATATCAGGAAAAGAGCCGCCTGCCGCTCGGTGCCGGTCATGTCCTCGGCATTCAGTCCGGCCTGGCGTTCGACCCAGGCGAACTCGGCGAACAGGGGGCGCTCGACGAGCAGGAACTCTCGGCCTTCGTAGCGCACATGCATGGTGGTGGTCTCCCGTGTGATTGGACGACGAACTGCCCGAGGGCGCGATGTGCCTCGGGTGCTTCGGGGGGTGGGCGGGTGGTGCTACTGGACGGCGCGCTTGAGCGCGGCGCCGATGGCCTCGCTCAGGTCCTCGGCGATGCGCGGCGCGGCGTCGGTGATCGGACGGGACCACCACCCAGGCAGGACGCTCTGCCCATACCAGTGGGAGGTGTTGCCGAACAACGGGTGCCGGACGATTCCCCGGTCGATCGGGTCGATTTCGAGCCTGCCCTTGGCGACGAGCCGGACGCCGGCCTGCCGTCCCGAGGTGCGAATCTTCGCGGTGACGCGGGACGCGGCCACCTTCGCCGCGAGCCCCCCGCGTTGGGGCAAGATCGATGACGCCTCGGCCGACACGGCATCGCCCAGCGGTGCCGTGGTGGCCTTGAGGCTGTCGAGCGTTTCCTTGCGGATCAGCTTGTCTGTGCCCTTGAGCACGGCGCCGAGCTGCCGCAGCTCCTCGGCGCCGTTGCTCACCGGATGCTCAGAGCGCCACGTCGGCGGTGCGGTACACGACGTAGAAGTCGCGGTTCGTGCCGTCGTTCGGCACGTCCGCCTCGAAGTCGATGAGCGACTTCTTGCCGGGCTCGATCTTCGGCATGCCCTTCGTGAGGGCGAGCTTGGGAACGACCACCTGCAGTTGCGCACCGCCGGTCGGCGGCGTCTCGGTCGTGGTCCAGGTGACGTAGAACGGCAACTGAGACCCGGTGATGTAGGACACGGGCAGGGTGCTGGCATTGAACTCGACCTTCCCCGACGCCTTGACCATGGGGATGCCGGCGACCGGCCGCGAGCGAGTCGGGCCCAGCGGGCGGCCGGTGTCGAGCCCCTGGTCGAGTTCCAGCTTGAACTCCCGCACGTCGCCGTACGCGGTCAGCCCCGTGGCAAGGGCGGTGTTCGAGGGCACCGTGAGGGTGCCGCCGAACCCGGCCGAGGCCTGGTAGGCGTCATAGATCGTGGTCGTGGCCGGCCATGAGACGGTGGCCGCGGCCGTCGCCGTGCTGATCGTCTGCGCGTCGAACTCAACCTCGATCGTGGCGATGTCGTCCTCGGGCTGCTCGATCGTGACCTTGTTGGCGGTGCACCCGCCGTAGGTGACGACCCAGTTGGTGCCGTCGTTCATCACCTCGACCACCTGCAGGGTGCAGCTCGGCAGGTAGCCCGTCGACAGCCCCGGGTGGAACACCATCTGCGAACCACCGGTGATCGCCGTCACGGTGGAGGCGCCGAACGCATGGTGCAGCAGCTTGCCGCCGCCCTTGCTTTCGAGCTCGCACTTCACCTTGACGGCACCCTCACCACCAGGCAGGAACGACCGCGCCGACAGCGGGCCACGTCGGCCGCCGCCACCGAGCAGACCCTTGGCCTGGCGGCGGCGGTTGTCCCAGGTCGGGTCAACCTCCAACCACGGGTAGAAACGGGTGACGGTGACCAACGTCCCGTAGGTCGATTCGGTCTCGATCCCCCAGTAGTGATCGGTGAGCGATGCCATCGGTCAGCCCTCCCCGCCGGCGGGGGCCGGCTGCCAGTTGGTCGGCTGCGCGAGCAGCCCGGAACCGAGGTCGCCCTCGGACGGCGCGGCGCCCGCCACCTCGGCCGACACCTCGACCGGCACGCCGCGCTTCACGGTCGCGCCGATGGCCGGTACGAGCACCTCGTCGAAGGGGCCCACATACTGCAGTGCAACGGTTCTCGCCACAACCTGCTCCCTAGATCCTCGTGTCGTACCGGACTTGAAACTCCACCGAGCACACCGCGCCCGCCTCGGTGAGGTACTGCCGCGGGGTGAGTCGCTCGCCGATCTCGGCGAACATGCGCGGCGCCGCGATGCCGAGCGTCGGGTCGGCCCGGATCATGTCGGCGACCGTGGCGAACACACCGAACGCCAGATCGCGAAGCGCCTTGGCGGTCATCCGCGGATCGGCGTACCCCGGCACGGGCAGTTCGAGGGCGCCCGCCTGGGCGACGGCCTGGCAGAGCACGAACCCGGTCTCGTCGCGCTTGGTGCGGCCGAGGGGGCCCACCACCTGCGAGGCCTCGCCGTTGTCGCGGTCGTCGTCGAGGGTCCAACCCACGACGAGGATGCGCCGGGCCGTGTCACCGGTGAGCCACACCTCGGGCCCGTCGAGCACCAGCAGGTCGTCGGGGTCCACGTCGTCACCGGCCGCCCGCGACCCGGGCAGCGCCCGAGCCTGCGTCACGAGGGCGTCGACCACCTCGTGCCAGCGGGTCGGCGCGACGATGCTCACGCGACCACCGGCGCCTTGGGCAGGCGGTCCAGAGCGGCCCGTAGCTGCGCCGCCAGCGGGTCAGCACCGGCCGCCCTGGCCGGCGCACCCGACGCGCCGCCCCGCATGCGCCAGCGAGCCATGAGCGCCAGCCGGACGGCGCCCAGCACATCCGCGTCGGGGTTGATCTCGCCCGCCACATAGGTGACCGCGACGGGGCCCGCCCACTGCCCGCAGAGCGGCCGGACCACGCCGGCGGATTCGTTGACGTCGTACGTGCTCGCGGGCATCGTCACCCCGGCTGAGGTCACCTCGGTCACGCTCACCACCGGCTGCACCCGCAGCGCGACGCCAGGGATGCACCGGCCGTTGTGTTTCTCCGCGGTGACGGTGCGCCGCCAGTAGGCATACCCCGTGGCGCGCTCGACGTCGGCGGTTGCCGCTTCGATGTCGTCGCGGATGTCCTCGTCGCGGATCGGGTCGACGCCGAGGCCTAGCAGCCGCCGAGCCTCGGGCAGGTCGAGCAGGGACGCGCCACCTGAGCGCACCCGGAAGCTCGACGTGTAGCGGACGGCGACGCCGGCGACGGTGGCCGTCCAGACCTCGGAGTGCCGGCCCGGAGTGGTGGTCGGGTAGAGCGCGAAATACTCACCGGCCGCACCGTGCGCGACGGTGGGCGGGGTGCCCGCCGTGCCGTCCGGCAGGGTGATCGAGTAGGTGGGTGTGGCGTCGGCGTCCACCGCCACGCCCGCCGAGCTGCGGATCGTCACGTCGCGCTGCACGGTCTCGCCGAGGTCGACGGCCACGGGTCAGCCTCCTGTCATGGTCGGGACGCGCCGCCGTCCGGCGGTCAGGGCTGCCGATGGCCGCTCGCCGGCGTCGATGCTCGCCGAGCGGCCCCGACCGGCGGTCAGGGCTGCCGATGGCCGCTCGCCGGCGTCGATGCTCGCCGAGCGGCCCCGACCGGCGGTCATGTTGGGCGCGCGCAGGTTGCCCGACGCGGTGACTGCGGTACAGGTGACCGACCACGACGCCGAGACCAGCGCGTCGCCCGAGCGGGTGAGGGTGGCCGACACGGTGAGGATGGCCGACGCGGCCACCTGTCCGGCCCCCTGGCGGGCCACGGTCGCCGTGGTGGTGATGGAGGCGGTCTCGGTAACGGTGGCGTCCGAGGCTGCGGTGCGCGCCGCAGTAACCGTGAGGGTCGCCGTCGAGCTGGCAGCGACGGCCGCCACCGCGCCGCGGGTGGCGGCGGTGGTGAGCGCCGCGGTAGTGGAGCTGGCGACGGCGACGACATGGGCGGCCGTGGCCGCGGCCGTGACGGTGGCCGTCGAGGTCGATGCGACGTCGGCGGCCGAGCCGGTGCTTGTGGTCGCCGTGGTGGTGATGCTCGCCGTGCTGCTCGACGCCACATCGGCCGATGCAGACCGCGTGGCAGCCGCGGTGAGCGCCGCGGTGGTCGAGCTGGCGACGTCAGCCGGACGGCCCAGCGTCGCCGAGGGAATGGCGGTCACGGTGGACGGCGCGGCCACCTCGGCCACGCGGGACACCGTGGCGGCCGCGGTGATGCTGGCCGTGGTGGTCGACGTGAGGTCGAGGGCGGCCGAGCGGGTGGCTGCGGTGGTGAGCGTCGCGGTGGTCGAGCTGGCGACGGCGACGACGGCGCCGCGGGTGGCCGTCGAGGTGGCGGTGGCGGTCGACGTCGAGGCCACCGCGGCCGATGCGCCACGGGTGGCGGCCAGGGTGATCGTGGCGGTGGTGCTCGACGCCACATCGGCGGGCCGGTCGACGGTGGCGGCCGCGGTGACGCTGGCCGTGGTGGTCGAATCGACGGCCGCCGGCGAGCTGGGGGCAACGTCGAGCGCCGGCTCAATCCATGAGCCGACCGGGTGAACTCTCCCGGGGAGAGCGACCGTGATTCCGAGATACGTCGGGAACTGGTTCAGCCTGCTCTTCTGGGACGGGGAGAATCTCCGGACGGCCCCGGCCCAGAACCTCATTGATCTACTCCTGCCACACCATGTAACACGTCATGGTCCCGAGGGTGGCGCCGGAAGCGTTCGCGTTGATCACGAGCAGGCCGTCGGTCGTGTCGTCGGCCAGGATGAGCGGCATGTCGTAGAACGTCCAGAACAGTTGCCCGCCAGCGGTTATCGCGAGCCCCGACTGACGCATGACGGTGCCGGATGACGTCGGGTTCACCGACCAGGCAGAGTCGAGGGTTCCTATGGCCGCGGCGTCCGCCGGGTCGTACGGATTCCCAGCGGCGGTGGTGGACGATGTCCCGACGGCTGTCGATCGCGCCAGCTGGAACGAGGGTGCCGTCGTCGGGGCACTGGCAATCCCGACGCCGATCTCGAGCACCTTGATCCGCTGGGTCGCTGTCGTCGGACGCAGCTGCCACATGATCGTCCCGGCCGTGTTGACGCCGGCCTTGCTGTTGGACGCCTGGTATCTGCTCACGGTGGGCTGTTCCCTTCTGCTGCCAGGGCTTCCGGAACGTCTGGCATTGCTCTGCCCTCCTGGGCGAGACGAAGTGGCCCAGCCGCGGACTGCGGCAAGGCTGTGGTGTGCGGTCGAGGTGGGTTTCGCCCGGCCTCAGAGGGTGTTGCGTTTCGCGAGCAGCTCCAGGTGGAGCCGCCGCACCGACGGGCCCGCGTGCGTGTCGCGCGGCGCGGGAACGTCGGGAGTCTTCATGGTCATGTTGGTGATGGCACCCGCGTTCGTCGTCGCGGTGCTCACCTCGATCGCGACCTGGACGCCGACGCCGTTCGTCGACCCGTCGCGGTCCCGCGCCGGCCACGCCGCCGAGTTGACCGTCTGCGCCGTGGTGGTCGTGACCGTGAAACCCGAGTTGTGCCAGAGCCGGTCGACGAGGATCAGCGCGCCCACGTTACCCGCCTGCGACCCGGAGAATCGGGCCAAGTGCACGTTCGTCCCACCGACCGCGGCAGGGAACTGAATCTGTCCCGCGTAGGACGTGAGCGCGGCACCGGCCAGCCCCGGCGACGGAGCGGTCATCGCGCCCGGCGTGCCAGCCATGTAGGCGGTGGAGTGGAACCCGCCGATCGCCTCACCAGTCACGGACGTCTTGAGGAACGGGACAGGAGAGAGCAGCCCGGCGATCACGCCGTCGATGTTGGTGATTGCCATAGCTGCTCTCTCCTGCCCTCGGAACGGAATCAGGCCGCGATCGGGGTCACGGCGACGGTGAAGCTGTTGAACGTCAGCGTGTCGCCGTTGTTCACAGCCTTCGATGCGGTGAGCACTCCCGACCCGAGGAAGTTGCCCGCCGTGCTGGCGTCCCACAGAGACACGTGCGAGATCGTCTCGGTCGACGTCATGGAGTAGGCAGCCAGAGTGGTGAGCGCGCTCGACCCACCCGAGGGCGCCGCCAGGGTCAGGGCGTTCCGGGTGGTGACGGCCGAGGCGTTCGCCGCGCCGGCCGCACCCGGGTCACCGGTGTGCAGCTTGACGAACAGACCGGCAACGCCGGTGTAGGTGGTGCCGCGCAGGACGTTGATCCATCCGTTGGCGGTGGCCGCAGCCATGCCGACAGTCATCGTCAGTTCCTCTCGGGTGCGTCGTCGGCGTCGGTCGTGCCGTCGGGGTGCGTGACGGTGGCCGAGGCCTCGATCTTCAGGACGGGGGCCATGTCGCCCGGCTCGGGCATGGGCTCGGTCACTGCTCCTCGCCCTCGTCGGACAGGAGCACGGGCTTGTGCTGATCGGGCGTGCCGTCGGCGAGCACCGACAGCAGCGCGACCCGATCCGGCTCGGCCTTGCCGAGCGACGGCATCGCCTCGACCGTGGGCTCGGCGACAGCCTCGGGCTCGGCGACGGGCGCCGCCGCGGCACGTTCCGCGGCGGCCTTCTCGGTGCCCATCAGGCGTTGGCGGTCGTCTGGTGCACGCGCACTGCGGCGGCATTCTGCAGGGTGCCGTCCAGTCGGCCGAACGCGAAGAACCCGACCTGCAGGAAGTCGGCGTACCGCTCGTTCAGCCGAACGAGCTCGTTCGCCTTGACCTCGCGGATCACGTAGGCCTCGCGGATGTTGCCGAACAGCAAGCTCTTGCTGTTCTGCGCCACGGCGGCCATGTGGTTGTTGATCGCGATCGGGTAGCCGAGCAGCGAGTCGGGCTGGCCCGCCTGGATCGAGGGCTCCCACAGCGGCCGGTTCTGGGAGTCCTTGAGCTTGCGGATCGCCTTGCGCACCTGCTGGTGCATCATCCACCGCTGCTCGCCCTGCAGGTACGCCTCGTCGATCGACTCGATCAGGTCGACGAGGTTGTCGTACGTGACGACGCCGACGGTCGCCAGCGAGCCCGTGCCGGTCACGCCGACGGTGGCCGAGGTCACCACGCCATCCGGCTGGGCGGTGCCGGTACCCGTGGTGGCGTGCCGGTTGTAGATCCGGGCCAGCCGCTCACCGAGCTTGCGAGCCAGGAACGACTCGAAGTCGGGCGAGTCCTGCATGAGCTGGTAGGACACCCGCACCAGCTTGCTCGTGTAGACGTAGGCGTCGAGCGACGCGGTGCCGAGGGTCAGATCCTGCTCGCTGATCTGCGTGTTCTCGGTGAGGATCGCGCCCTCGTTCGCGGTGTCGTCGTTCGTCGGCCACGGCAGGTTGACGCCGCTGTTGGTCTGGATCAGCTCGGCGAGCGACAGCATGGGGCCGTAGGCCAGCATGGCCTCGACGATCTTCGCCCGGAACGCCGGGGGCACGGTGAAGCCACCGGCCGCGCCGGTGCCCACGCCCGCGGCGTTGCGGAACTGGTCGCCCTGGACGAACCCCGACTGAATCAGCCGGCGGTCGGCCTCGGACAGGTCGGCGGTGCCGCCGGTCGCCCGGATGAACCGGCCGAACGCCGAGGCGTAGGCCTTGGCGTGCGCGTCATCGTCGCCACGCTCGCCGATCGCGCCGGGCACCACGCCGCCGCGGTCGATCGCGGTCATCTTGCTGTCGAGGGAGGCGTGCCGCTCGCCGCGCTCGATCTGCTCGCCGAGGGCGTCGAGGTCCTTCTCGGCCTTGTCGTACGTGGCCGCGTCCTCGCCGGTCGGCACGCCGCCGTGCCGCTCCATGATCTCGGTCATCTGAGACCAGACGTTCGCCCGCTGCTCGCGGAGGTCCTGAAGGGTGGGCATCTGCTCGGTTCCTTCCATGCGTGAAACCCGCTCGCCCACCACGGGCAGCGGCTTGCGGGCCCCGATTGGCCCGAGACTTTGGGGGGGTCAGACCTTGCGGGAGTTGGTCCGGTGACGCGCCGCCGCGTGCCGGGTGGCCCACGCATTGAGTGCTTCCTGCTCGGCCTTGCTCGGCAGTAGCGGCGCAGCAGCGTCGGCGCGACCCGATGCGCGGAAGCTCGACATGTCGAACCTGTTCTGGACCGGCGCCGCCTCGGCCACGCTGTCGGCCAGGCCGGCAGCCACCGCCTCGTCAGCCGAGTACCACGTCTCGGCGAGCATGGCCGCGCGCCAGTCCTCGGCGGGAGTGCCCGCCTTGGCCGCATAGATCGACGCGATGTTGTCGCTCACGTGGTCGAGGCGGTCGGCGAGCTCGCGCATCGTGGCGGCCGGGCCCATGCCGATGCCCCATGCGTCGTGAATCATCAGCTCGGTGTTCCGGCCCATGACCAGCTCGTCCGCACCGGCGGCGATGAACGACGCCGCCGAGGCGGCCAGGCCGTCGACCACCGCGGTGACCCGGGCCGGATGCGAGCGCAGCGCGTTGAGCACGGCGATTGCTTCGTAGACCTCGCCGCCGGGTGAGTTGATGTGCAGCCGGATCGAGGGCGTGGTGATGCCGTCGAGCACGGAGAGGAACTCGCGCGCCGAGACTCCCCAGTCGCCCCCCCAGGAGTCGATCGGTTCGTACATCCGCAGGACGGTGATGCCATCCTCGGTCTCCTGGGCGCCCGGCACGGACGCGCGGAGCGGTTCCTTGATCCGGCCGCGCGGGTCGATGCGCCCCCAGAATCGGAAGGTGTCAGGCATGGTCGATCCCTTCGAGGTCGATCGTGAGTTGTCCCGGGCCCGCGGTGATGGCGCGGCGGCGCGAGGTGGACGCGGAGGCGGGCTCGATCTCGGCAGGGTCGGCCTCGGAGGGGTCGAGCGCCGGGTCGGCCGCCGGATCGGACGCGGGATCGGCAGCCGGGTCGGCCTCACCGAGGACACCCATGTTCAGCGGCCGGTACCGGACGTCGCCGCCCTCGACCGGGGGCAGCTCTTCGAGGGCCCGAATGTCGTTCGTCGAGAACACGCCGAGCTCCCACAGCCGGCGGTAGAACTCGGCCCGCGCCGTCGAGTTGCCGCGGAGCAGACCCTCGACGGAGTACCGGGCGTAGACGGGCCCCGGCCGCAGCGCTTGGGAGATCCGCTGCTCGAAGCGAGTGAGCCACGGCCGCAGCGTGTAGATCAGGAAGCCGAGGTTCTGCTCTTCGAGGCCACTGCCCCACGACGTCGACTTGGCCGTCTCGCCCAGCATGTGAGGCGGCACGCCGAAGATCCGGGCCACCTCCTCGATCTGAAACCGCCTGGTCTCAATGAACTGCGCGTCCTCGGGCGGGATCGAGAGCTGCTGGAAGGTTGCCCCGGAGCCGAGCACCCGGACGTCATGCGCCGAAGCCATGCCGGTGCCGCCGGCTTTCCATCGCGCCTTCAGTGCGTCGGCCTCCTCCTGATCGAGCGTCTGCTCGGTCGACAGGATGCCCGTCGCCAGCGACCCGCTCGCAAACAGCCGAGAGCCGTACTCCTCCGCGGCCATCGCCAGCCCGAGGCCCTGGCGGTTGAGGCTGATTACCGATGCGCCCTTCACTCCGTCGTACCCGAACCCAGGGATGTGCAGCACCTCGCGGTCAGACAGGCCGCGGTCGAAGCCCTTGACGGTGTAGACCTTCGTCCCGTCGGAGGCGCGGCCGTACTTGATGTGCGCCGGGTTGATCCACCACAACTCGCGCAGTTGATTCCGCTGATCCCAGAGCTTGAGGTAGGCCGCGTTCCCCCACGTCAGCACCGACCCGAACCCGAGCTCCCACAACTCGAACGGCGTCATGTCGGGATGAGGGTTGGCGAGCAGGTCGGCCGCAGCCCCCGATGTCTGCTGCACCCGCGCCGGGCCCTCGGACTTGAATGCGTGCAGCGGCAGGGACGCGCTCGTTCCGGCAATGAGGTTCACGGCGCGCCACACGCTCGACATGCCGAGAGACGACTCCTCGGTCACCTCGGGCGCCTGGCCGGACGTCTTGAGCCAGTCGAGGATCGCCGTCGAGGTCACCGGTACCGCCGGATTCGACAGGCCCGTCGCCCGGACGCCGCGCAGCCATGAGAGAGCAGTCACTTCCGCCGCATCCCTTCTGCCAGTTCGGGAACGACGGCGAGCAGGGCTCCACCGATGACGAGGGCCCACGGCGACCACAGCAGGGTGAGCCCGACGAGCACGGCCATGAGGCCGAGCAGTTGCACAGCAGTGGCCACCGGCGGCGCTCCCTTCAGAACAGGATCGAGGTGCCCGAGCCGGACGTCTTGAGCGATCGCAGCGCGACCACCATTGCCATCGCCGGCGAGATATCCCCCGTCGATCCCTTGCGCGACATGACCCACGCACCGTCGCCGACGTCGACCTGCGTGACGGCACCGAGCGCCGACGTGAGCCGCGACTCCCCCAGGTGGCGCAACCCGCCGGTGTTCACCATCTGCTCGAACCCGCCGCACGCCGCGGCGAACTCGGTATCCGTCATCGGTTCGAGCTTCAACCCGGCCGCAGTGAGGTCGGGGACGATCGCCATCACTGGGGCCCGGCCGGCCAGGTGGTGCACCCTCACCCCGCGGAACGCTCCCCGCTGCAGGTCGGACAGGAACCCCGGCAGCCACGCCACGCCACGCGCGTGCTCAAGGATCTCGACGTGCGCCAAGCCGTCCGCGCGCCGCGCCGCCACCACCACCGCGGCCGACTTCTGCCTCGGCGCCACGTCGATAGCCAGCGCCACCGGCCGGCGCAGCGGCGTACTTCCCGGATCGGCGAGGCTCTGCCACACGTCGATGCTGACCGCATCGTCGCCTTCGCCCCACCCGAGGAACTCCCGGCCGAACTCCACCGCCGGCAGCGTGCGGCGCATGGTCTGCAGGAACTCCACCGAGGTACGTCGACCAAGCAGGATGTTCGCCTCGGCCCACCGGCCCTCGTCGTCCAGGGAGCAGCCCGCCACGCCGAACTCATGCGAGCACTCGGCCTGCGCGCAACCCGGCTGGGCCCACGAACCGCGAGCCCGCCAGGCCACCCATGTGAGCGTCGGGTCGCCGGCTGCAGCCCGGCGGATCAGCGATCGCAGGTAGGCCGATTCCGCCTTGGGGCCACTGCTCGCGTAATACTGCCGAGCGTCGCCATGCATCGACCGCGTAGCCAGCTTCGGCAACATCGCCGCCATCGCCTCCCCCGCCAGGAACAGCGCCTCGTCGGCAAAGTTGGTCACGCCCGAGCGGCCACGACCTTGCCTCGCCGAGCGGCACCGGAACTCCAGCGTGATGCCGTTGGTGAACCGCACGGCCTCGGAGGCGTTCTCCCAGGACACCGACTTGACCCGAGCCGACAGCCACGCGCACGAGTTGATGAGCCCCGCGTCGTCCTTCGGATTCGCCCCCGCCACCTCGCGGAACGATGCGAGGTGGGTATCGGCGAGGTGCGACGTCCAGGTCACGAGGTCGGGCTCACGCGCCTTCAAGCACGTCCAGAGCATGAGCGGCAACATGACACCGCCGGTCTTGCCGGTGCTCTGCCGAGGGCCCTCGATCCCTGCCTCGATCGACAGGAACCGGCCGTGCTTGTCGAACGCGGTGAGCGCGTCGAGTGCGAGGTGCTGCTCAGGCTCAGGCGTGCGGCCCAGCGCCGTCGCCAGCTCGGCCACCTCGTCGGCCAGCGACCCAACCTTGCCCGCCGGCACCTGCAGAACGGTCGGCGCCCTCACGCGCCACGGCCTCGCAGCGCGTCCCGCGGGTCGGCCTGGCGGTCGAGGAAGTCCGGCTCAGGCGCATCCTCGACCCACCCGTCGAGCGCCCGGATCATCAACTTGTCGATCGAGTCGGCGAGGGACTGCGCACCGGCCTTGCTCATGTCCGCGTCGAGCTGGCGGGCCAGCCGGATGGC